CAGACACCAGCTATTGCGGCGGCGATTGTTAAAGAGCTCAGCGATGTATCAGACACTATGTATAAATATATCGTTGCGTCTATCGAAGATGATAAGATTGACACGAAACAATTGAAAGTACCAAAACCAACCGAGGGCAAATAACATGGCTATTACAAGTATTTTAAGAAATTTTGTTGGCGATCCAAACACCGTTACGATTGTAACAGATGACACGTTAGCAACAATTACCACAGCAGGATATGTAACAGCTCAAACAACTAATATTGAATTGTTAAACAATGGCGAATTTCAGTGGCAAGATACAGATATCGTATTGATTTCTTATGCCTCTGGAATTGCGTTTTTCACTTACGACTCAGTAAACGCAGACTTTATTGCAAACCCAGTAGCTGGAACTAAACCCGCTTATGTTGTTGTATTTGCTGGTAAAGAATCTTATGCGGGCGGTAGTGCTACGGATGTTATTACTGTAACAGGCGTTCTTGATACAGATTTAGTTTTCGCGCAAGTACAGGCAAGTACTACTGCGGTATCTGTGCAAAAAGTAACGCCAACAGCTAACACTTTAACTGTGTTGATGTCTGCCGATCCGGGCGCTGCAACTGTAATCACATGGCAAGTTTTAAGACTTGCAGCTTAATAATACCAGTCGCCCGCTTCGGTGGGCACTTCTTCAAGGCTTGAAATAATGTTAAAAAAAACGAATTCCAGCATGAAAGAATCTGCTTCAAAAAGCAAATGCAGCCCTACTAAAACAATGGCTAACGCACTTGATTCGGCTAAAAAATCAGCAGAAAATAAAAAGGGTAAAAAATGAGAGACGAAATACAAGCTAAGTTAGATTTAATTATTAAAGATATTGAGCAAGTAGCAATTAATCATCACCAGCTTTTAGGTGCTAAAGCTATCTGTGAACAGTTGCTAGCTAATTGTACACCTGAAGTATTGGAAGTTATGGAAGGCGAAGTAATTTAGTGATACATTGATATTGATGGCCTCCACTCCATTGACTAGCCGCCTATAACTCACGTGTAGGTGGCACCCTTTAAAAGGAGTTGAAAGTGAAAAAATTAATCCCACTGCTTATAATTTCTTGCCTAGCCCTTTCCGTAGAATACTTGTTAGAAAAAAAAGACACTTCAACAAAAAGCTGCAAATCAAAGTACACGATCAATGTATCAGAAGCGTTAAATGATGACGAATCAAAAGGAATTAATGATGAGCAAGGAACTGATTAATAAACTTGTAGCACACGAAGGAGTTAAGCGTTTCGCGTACAAAGACACGCTGGGATTCCTTACAATCGGATGCGGCAGGGTAATTGATAGCCGTGTAGCTGGCACAGGCCTATCTATCGATGAAATATTTTATCTGCTCAACAACGACATCACCAAATTTCGCAAAGAATTATCTAAACACACATGGTTTAACAAGCAGAACGCTGTACGCCAAGAAGCGTTGATTGAATTAGCTTTTAACATGGGCACACCAAATTTACTGAAATTTAAAAACATGATTGCATCCTTAATGATGCTGGATTATGAAACGGCCGTTATTGCGTTGGTTGATTCCAAGTGGTCGACACAAGTCGGCAAGTCACGGGTTGCTGATATACGGCATCGGTTACTGCATGGGGCGTATAGATGAATGCAGAAGACATCATCCAGATAAACGTGCATGAATTTGCTAAACACTATAAATTACCGTTTTTCCACTTTGCGGGCGAAAGATTTTGTTCACCTGTTTATGGTGCGATGTTAAAACGCAAAGGTTCAAAAGCAGGTGTAAGCGACTGTTTTTTTCCACGCGGTAACGGTAATTTTAGTGGGTTGTGGTTGGAATTAAAGTCAGCTAAAGGCAGGTTATCCGAGCATCAAGTTTCATTTATGAAACTAATGACAAACGAAGGATATCAGTGCCACACGGCTTATAGTTTTTATGAAGCTGAATTGATGATACGCGCGTTCTACTCGCTATAGAATATTTTGCTAATCAGTTTCAAGCGGCCATATTCATCGGGCTGAACGATAAGCTGGTTAGGTGTTTTTAGTGGGTTTTGATATATCATCTCTTTCATTTTTTCTTGATTCATTATGTGCGGGTACCAGTCGCTTGGTTTCTCGGTATGTTGTTTGATGAATTTGGCATAAAATATATTTTTAGACCGTTCAGTTATGACATAGGATTCAAATACTGGTTTATCTTTAGTTATATATCGCGAGTTGAACACTTGATTTCCATAGCCTGGGATATTTAACCAGTATTCAGCGCGTATAACGTCAATGGTTAGGCGTTCGGTGTTTAGTGTTAGCTTTGCATTGGGATCGATTAACTCAGCGTCACATGCTCGGCATACCCTGCTAGTAATGTCATTTTGTACAGCGCAAGATGGGCACGCTTTAAATTCAAAATAATAATCACAACGTTTATTGTTTAGAGTTCCTATACATCTACGCGTTGTAACCTTATTCAGAGTCATGCACTGATAACATTTTATGACGTACTCACCATCCTCCGGGTTGCGTGGTTTGATGGCCTCGTTAATAATCGGATCGTCCCACGATTGAAAACGGTCAAGGTTTCCAGCGGCATCAATTATCAATGCGTCCTTCTTTCCTTCATGCAACCTTAAAACCCTACCTATAGCTTGTACAAAAAGAACTAAAGACTCAGTCGGGCGGACAAAACAGGCGACATCCGCTATTGTGCAATCAATGCCAACTAAAAGCGTTTGTACGTTTACTAAGTATTTAATTTTACCACTTCTTGCGTCATTTAATATTCGTTTTCGTTCCTCGTGTGGTGTTTTTCCTGTTATACACGCGCTTTCATTTGGTGGTAATGAGCGTAAACATTCCTCGCAGTGCTTAATCGTAGAGGCAAAAATAAATACTAGCTTGCGTCCGCCTTCGATTATCTTGATAAGCTTTCGCATGATCTCGCCTGTTAGTCGCTCGTTTTGATCAACTACTTCCTGGAGTTCGTTGTTATTAAACTTTCCGAATTTATTGGTTTTTAGTTTGCTAAAATCAATTGATTCTTCGGAATTATAATCAAAGTTTGGTTTGGTTAGGTATCCTTGTTCGATAAGGTATGATGCGCTAATAGAACATGCTTTAGTTTTGAAAAATTCATTTTCACCGCATATTGAGACCCCATTACCACGGTAACAAGTTCCCGATAATCCTACGATTCTAAATTTCCGTTGGTCTTGTTGTGCTTGAAAGCCATAAAAATTTAAGATGCGCATATACATTGAGTCGTTTTTTGTGTGGTCAATATTATGGCATTCGTCGACTATTATTATATTGAATGGTACGCGTTCTATCGGTTTATGTGCTTTAAGGCCGATGGCGATTGAGTGGGGGCTAGCAAATATAATGGGCGCGGTTGTATTCAGTTCTTTTAGTCCACTGCAATAGATGCCTGAATTTCCTCCTTGACGCTGATATGTGGCGTTGTTCTGGTCGATGAGGGTGCTATTCATCGTCAAGCATAGACCTCGATACCCTGCGCGCTCAACTGATAGCAGCAATTCCGAGAGTATTAGGCTTTTTCCTGATCCGACTGATGAATCAACCAATACGGGATCGGCTGATTCTTTCAAGCATTTTTTTATTGATGCAAGCGCGTCAGCTTGGTATGGCCTCAGGGATTTAATCATTGGTTAGCAATAATCCATATTCTTTCACACTGTTAATAAACAACCCTCAAGCCTCGAATTTTACCATCAAGAACGGCGGCAAGAATCAAACTGGATTGCAAGGGATCGAAACCAGTAGCCATCCAATCGTCAATAATTGAACCGTGTACAGCATCAACATTGCTTTGTTGTTGTCTTGCTTTTTCTTGTATCCGCTCTTGTTCTTGTATGATTTGCTCCTTTTTATCTTGCAATTCTTTTGCTTTCTGCATCGCGAGTTGTGCCCCGATTTCAATATCTCTCATGGCTTGCTCTTGTACTCTGATTATTTCTCTTTCTGCTGATAATGCGCGGGCTTCTGATTCGATTACAGCGCGTCTAGCTTGCTCTTCTGCTGCAATTACAGCACGTCTTGCACGTTCCTCGGATTCAGCAATCTCGCGCCTAGCTTGCTCTTCGGCTGCAATCTTAGCTTGTGCGAGCACCTTGGCTTCGTAGTCTGCTTTTTCTTTTGCTATTCGTTCCAATTCGACTTGTTTCTTGACGTCAAATTCGACGTTATCAAGGAAAGCCTGTTCATGATCTACAAGAACCTTTTCAGCAAGCGCAATTGCTTGTTGCTCTTTTTCCCAGTCGTCAAGCGGTTTGCGCACTGTATCTTTCAACGCATCTAAAAAGTCTCGGGCATATTTTCGGTTAGCATCAACTAGTTTCGGCAGTTCTTTTAATTCTGCTGCAAGCTCTTTGCCGTAGCTTTCTATATACGTTTTAGATTGCGCTACACGATACGCCATTGACGCGATTGCTTTGCGTCCTTTTTCTGTTGTTGTGTCCGCTGTTTCCTGTGTTGCTGCGTGTTCGATTTGTAAAAGCAACGGTGTTATTAATTCGCGCCTCGTAAAAATCTCCATTGATTCATGTTTTTGTATAGCAATTAATTCATTCATTATTCACCCACTTCAATTAACACGCCTATTATCATTTCCAAAGCATTCTCATACCCTATATTGAAAAATTTAAGTTTCATGTATTCATCTGTACTCATTTTTACACCAAGACCATAAAACTCACTATCTAAATATTTACCATAATTATTTTGTTCAAGAATTTTTTCATTTATTAAATTTTGTATGTATTTCAATTTATCAATCATTTTTTTTCTTCATTTTGGTCGTCCAACTGGTGCTAATCAAATACGCATGGATTGCATTCGTAACCGAATCAAACAACGCTAATATCTCGCGCCTGCTCATTGCTCCAAACACATCAACCATCTTGGCATCAATACTGTCTTGAGTCATACCCATAGCAATACACTGGTTGAGAAGCGCCTCCTTTACCGTGTCATACGTGCCAACGTAAACGCGGCGCTTGCTTCGGTTGTAATACGCCTCAAAGCGCCCGTTGCTACTCATAATTCCGACATAGCCCGAAAGAGTTACTCGACTCATGAAACAGCGTCCAATTTTTGAAGTAATGAAAAATTAGACAAAACATCAATAATGTCAGATAAAATGTCATCAGCCATTTTGTCAATATAAAGAATATCGCCACAAACCAAATTTGATTTTATTACCGCTCTCAAATGTATATCCCTATCGTCAGCACTTATACCAGCCATAATTAATCCTTAATTTTTAATAATTAGTTGCCCATTCGCACGATAGAGGGCTGCTATCTAAAAGTCAGCGAATCGCTGTCATATGCAAAAATAAAACTTAAAATGGTACGTCGTCTAAATCCATTACTTTGTTAGCGTTACGTTGCAAAGCCGACATCGGTACACCCGTTGCAACCGGTGTTACTTTCTTAACGCCGACTTCATTCGCAACAGAACCCGCCGCGTGAACTTCCGTCACATTATTACCAGTCAGATTTTTACCGTCTTGCGTAGTCAGTTCCCACTCAGCAATTTTTATTGTAGCAATCCGGCCTTGCATAGGCGCTAAGTCAGCATCTGTTGGCGCGTTGGCATGCAAAGGCTTGAATTCAAACAATCCCATCACAAGTTTTAACATTGACAGATTGCGATCAATCGCCAAAAGGCTGCCATCAAAACATTTTATTTTCTGCGATACTTCGCGGTTTTTAAATTGTCCGCTTGTTAGCTTCCACTTAATTTCATAATACTTTTTATTGCCAAAAGGCGTATTAGAATCAACTAGTAAGAAACTCTTAATACTTGCATCTGATATGGTTCCATCCGGAATCGATGAAAAATCCGATAAAAAACTGTCTTCTGGTTTACCTGATGGTGCTATTCCTGTACCTGAAGTCCAAAAACCCATAATATTTACCCCTCAAAGTATGTTGTCATTGATTGCCGTACAAATTCTAAATCGTTATCTATATATTGATCTGAAAACATATCAATAGGCGATTTAGCCAAGTGCGTTCCATTGTGTTGCGTTAAAAACTTATACTTACCATCCTGTACCTGGGAATGTAAAACACATGTAACCATACCAGCAAGGCATATTTTATCATCGATGAGCTTACCGATTGTCTTTATCTTTACGTTACCCTGTGCGTCGGTGTCGCTGTGCGTCAAGATGAAACACGTCAAATCTTCGCGCGTCCTTGTAATTTCTGTAATCATTTCATATGCATGAAAAGCTAACTCATTGTACTTATCAAAACCACGCTCCATTACTCGATTCATAAACTCATGTGTCATGTAATAATTGAAGTCGTCGATTACAAGTGTTTTAATTTCTGGCCGTCTTTTATCGATTGCCCTAATGTAACCAATCACTTTATTGTGATCTTGAATATGATAAAAGTTCTTGGCTTCCTCGTTGTAATTCTTCTTGTAACCACGAAAAGGTAACGGCTTGTCATTCGCTGAAATAATCACAGTTGACAGCGGATCTAAACCCCTAATGCTCGTACTTTTTCCGCTGCCTGACGCACCCACTATAATCACCGTGTTGCTCATGCTCCACATCCATCAGAGTATAAATCCCCGTTTTGATTATGATTCTGGTTCTGGTGTGTACTAGGGGCAGGGATATCAGCAACACACGCAGACAATAATAAAAACATCAACAAAGCCGCGTATTTCATACAGTCACCTTCGCAATTTTAATATGCAACTTCTTAGGTGTTGCTGACAAATAAGCATCTTTAATCGCGTTATCTTGTTGCGTGCCATACATTTCGCAATCACGAATCGCTTTGTTATTAAGCTCAAATTTTGTTACTTGCTTCACAATCGTAAACCTACCATCAATATTATCAACAGCACTTAGCGAATCAATGTATCTATCAATATTTAGTCTATAGTTTAAACCGGTTGTGATTGTAATTTTCCAGTCGTCAAACGTGTGAGTGTGTGCGCCGATTTTTGTGTGCTCTAACAACCTTGCTAAATCATTCTCAGCAATAGCCTTTGAATTCGACATCATATCAATCGTGTCATTACATAAATTAATATGCTTTATCAAGTCACGAACAGTCGCGCCGTTGTCTAGAACCTCAGGAAACTCATCTTTCATACTCATATTTACCTCTTTAAAATTAATTGCGTCGGTATGACGTAGGGTAATTATATTATGACTCTTGACATAAATCAAGCGAATGTTATAATATATTAACATTAGTAAAAGGGGGTAATAAATGACATTAGATGAAGCAGTAAAGCACTACGGTACTATGTACAAACTATTTAAAGCGTGCGGTTTTTCAGCGGGAACGCCGTGTCACTGGAAACGTCGGGGTTATATCCCGTATCCGTCACAAATGAGGATAGAGAAGCAAACAGGCGGCGTATTAAAAGCTGATACCGACTACATTACTAAAAGGGTGAACGATGAGCTTGACGCTTAGCGAACGCGAAGAATTAGAAGGTTTACGCAAGTCAGCGGCCAAGTTTATGACTAGTCCACTTGATAAAGCTTTTTTTGCTTTAGAGTCTTTGATAGACAGAGACCGACCGAATCGCGTTGATTCAGTCATGTCGAACACGGCTTTTAATGTCTTAGCTCGTGCGCTCGTTGAGTTAAAAAGAGAGGTTTGCAAATGATTTCGGCTGGCTCATTACGCTTGATGAAAAAAGAATCAAAAAAAACATCTATCGGGATTAAGCGTGTCATTAAGATGATGGAAGGTAGTTTGAACAGTAGTAGTGAGTATCAGATACAGATTGCAGCAGCTTTCTTTCAGATACTAAAGTATCACATTGAAGACGGCGATTTAGAGCCTAAAAATATTATTTTAACAAAACTTTTAAGAGAGGAGATACAAGAATGACATTTTTAATATCAGCAGCCGGCATTATGATTACATTTGGCATATTGGGGTTGGCTCAGCATTTTTTCGGTGTTTGATTGATAACTATTGTGAGAAAAGCCTAGCGAATAACACCGATAGCCCCGCGAATAGTGATGAGAGCCTAGCGAATAGTGAGGAGAGTTTTACAAATGATAACTAAAATAACAAACTGGATAGACGAAAAGATGGGAACATGTACAGCAGCGGAAGAGCCGTTACTACTCGAATTAATGTCTTTTATTATTACTGAAATGCAAAAAGAGGTTACGGAAATGAAAGAGGCGCAAGATGAATAATCTAACAACGATAGACATACCCGGAAATATTGGGAAAACCATTCCCAGTGCCGCACACAGTGCCGGACACATTGTTTGCAACGGCTTTAAAATGATTGATGTTATCACAGAGGTTTTAGATGCGCATTGTGGTTTTGGTTATCCGACACAAATTGCTGAAGCGATTGAACGGGCTTTTATAATTAAACTTGGACTTATACAGGGGTAAAACATGAACAACAATGAAATAGTAATAAACGGCGAAACTTACGTAAAACAGTCAATCGAAGCTGAATACAAGATAGTGAGAACGTATTCTGCTGGCGTGTTTTTCGGCGTGATTGAGTCAAGAAACGGGCAGGAAGTTGTTATACGGAATGCGCGAAGAATTTGGTACTGGTCAGGCGCAGCATCTTTGAGTCAGTTAGCAATGGAAGGGACTAAATCACCCGGTGAATGTAAATTTCCGTGCGCCGTTGATCGTATTGAGCTTTTGCAAGTTATTGAGATTTTAGATGTAACGCAACAGGCAAAAGAGTCAATAGATGGCGTGAAAGTTTGGGCTGAATGATTGTGAAACCCTCTAGTAAAATCCATGGCTCTGGCCATGGTTATGGCCGTACCCATGGCCATGAATCCGGCGATGGCTATAGTGATGGCACTGGTGATGGCATTGGGGATGGCTATGGCAAAGGATCTGGAGATGGTTCAGATTCAGGCTATGGCTTCGGCTCGGGCTCTGGCTTCGGCTCGGGCTCTGGCTCTGACAATGGCTCTGGCGATGGATATGGCACTGGATTGGATTCTGGCTATGGCTTTGGCTCCGGCTATGGCTACGACAGTGGAGATGGCGATGGTTAATGATGATGAATATGGCTCTGGCAGTGGCGATGGCTTTGGATCTGGCTATGGATTTGGATCTGGGGGCGGGGATGCTCATGGCTATGGCGATGGGGATGGCACAGGATTTGGCTCTGGGGATGGATTTGGCTCTGGCTATGTAGATGGCTCCGGCTATGGCTCCGGCTCGGGCGATAGATATGGCTATGGTTGTGGCTATGGTTGTGGCTCTGGCTCTGGTGGCGGCGATGGTTAGATTTAAACTAGGGGTAAAAAATGAAAATTGACCAAAAAGACTTTAACGATCTAGCGTTCTACGCGTTTCGATACGCGCTAGGTCGCAAAACGTATTGTACCGCTGACGTGTCTGACCTACTGATTAAATTCGCAGATAAGATTGATGGAAAAAGTAAGTATTGCGCAGAAATACAAGACGCAATTGACAGAGATGACGCTGGCATGGATTGTGACGTCAAAGCTTGGGTTAAATGTCTCAATAAACTTTTGGAATAATTATGATTAAAACATTAGAAAAATTAGAAGAATTATCCGAAGCAATATTAAGCTTTCGGCAAGACAGTCGAGACCATTGCTTGGAAAATCTCGAAGAATCCACAGAGTTTACGCGCGGTGTCTCAGCGGGTGAAGATCGCGCGTTTCATTTAGTTTTATGCCTGTTTTGTGTCATTCTTGATGAACTCGAGGATAGCGTTTGATCTAATATAGCAAACAAAGTAGGATGGTGGCTTAGTTCGTGTTCTAGCACTTACTAAACCACTGGGCGCAGCCCGATGGCAACATTCACAGCATTAGGAGTGCCATGAATATTAATGATAAACACAGCTATAGTAAGGTAGCCATGAATATGAACAGAAGTATAACAGCTAAAGCACAAGAAATCAACGGACATGCTATGTTTTTCAACATGGGCAGGATTTTTAACGCATTTTTTTTATGTAACTCTATGAATAATGACGCTATTTTGAGTAATATTTTGAGCGAATGGTTAGCAGTATTGGCGAAAATGCCTTTGTCGATGGATGAGAAAGCAATCAGGATTAGGCTTGCAATTGAAATTTTAGAAGGAATTAAATAATGGAAAATAAAAAAGAGTATAAAGAAACATGGTTTATTGTGCCAAGTTATATCGCAGACTTGCCGGGCATGACGCTAGAGCGTTTAAAAAAATATGAATACGACTATCGAAAGTCTATTGAAAAACCTGTTGATAAGGATCTACAAAAATGAGCGTAGACGCAACCAGATCAACATGGTTATTAACAAAAAAACAAGTGACACCAACCCAGAAATTTATTTTATTGGCTTTAGCAGATCGTGCTGGAGAAGATGGTGAATGCTGGCCTTCGGTTAAACGGATTGTGACAGATACCGGATACGACCGAGAAACCGTCATAGCTAATCGCCTTCAATTAATTGAAATGGGATTAATAGAATTAACAGGCCGAATGTTCGGAAGAACAAAGCAAATACCAGAAATGAAATTAATTTACATAAATCGTAGAGAGGGAAAATCCACAAATGAATCTCAGGAAGAAACAAACAGTCGGCAAACACCTACTGTTACAAATTTAAACAGTCGGCAAACACCTACCGTTAAACAGTCGGCAATTGCCGATACGGAACCTAAAAGTCTTTTGAACCTAAAAGATACTGCTGCTGGCGCAGCTTTTTCAGCAGCATCACTTCCCCTTTCCCCTATAACCCCTGTAGAGTTAATCGCGGTTTATCACGAGGTGTTGCCGGACAATCCGCGTGTATTAATAAATCCGGTAACGGGCGCGATTGAGTCGAAGGTTAAGGAAGCTATTCGTGAATTTAAAAAGTATTGGTTCCGTAGGGCGGGGTCTCCAATAACCATTGATGATTTTAAAACTTACATGATGGATTTACGGAATAACTGTAGTCGGTTTACGCTTGATAGCTACATAGGGAAAGGAGGTAATGAACAAAAAAACGGGCTGATTACATTTTTAAAGTGGGAAACAGTGGAAAACGTGAACGCTAACAAGAATCTTTATTAACGAACGAACGAAGGAACAGAAATGACAAATCCAAAATATAACCCCGAAGCCGAACTCGGGGTTATCAGTGCGCTTATTAACGATGGGGATTACTCGTCTTTTACAGTACAAAAATCAATGCTTAGATTAGAAGAGCGGTTTTTTTATGTGCCTGTCCATCGTGAACTGTTTAAGATTATCAAAAAATGCTTTGATGAGAAACATGTTTTCGATATGTCAGCGATGAGTGACATTCTACAATCAAGCAGCAATGATGTTTTTATGACGATGTTGAATGGCTTGAATAAAACCTATTATTCAACGTCACGGCTTGAACGTGAAATAACAACGCTTGAACAAGCCGCTCAGATGCGCCAACAACTTAAAACCATGCAAAGCATCATTTTAGATTGTCATGACGAACCTTTGACAAATCTTGCGTGCGATATCCTGCACCACGGTATACAAAAACTGGGGGGCATTAAATTGAACGCGATGAATGACGGGGCAGACTATGAGCAAATAGCAGAAAGCCATCTTAATGGCGAATTTCTGGACATGGAGCCGGTAGAAATTGGTATAGATGGGTTTGGTGAGTTAAGAAACTGCTCGCTAGTAACAATTGCAGGGGCTTCTGGCGTCGGTAAGACCTATTTTGGCGTATATCTCATGAATCAGGTGGGAATGTACCAGCCTGACAAACAAGCCTTGTTTTTCAGCCTTGAAATGGCTCGTAATGAAATTTGGGAAAGGCATTTATCAATTTTGGCGAATAAAGCGTTTGATGAGCTTACAAAATCAGAATTGACGGAGGCAATCGGGCTTTCATTGGCTGTTGATTATCGCGTTTACGATGAGCCGCGCATTGATATTGATTACATTGAAACTATGTGTCGATTGCAAGCTATGCGAAAACCGATTTCGGTTATTGTGGTCGATTATATCGGGTTGGTTACGTCAAAGCAGAAACACGATCGCGAAGATTTAAGGGTATCAGATATAACGCAACGGTTGGCGGCTTTAGCTATGAACTTGAAATGTATCGTTATCGGACTAACACAAGTTAATCGTGATCCGTCCAAACGCGAAAAGTCAGACCGATGCCCATACCCGAACGATGTAGCTGATTCCGTGGGTAGCGTGCGGTCTTCAAGTATTTGGATAGGAATAGACCGACCCGAATTATATTCAGATGAATTGCAAGATAAAAACCTGTTTGTGGCAAAATGCAGGAAAAACAGGCGCGGCGATAACTTTGAAGTGTATTTTGATTTCAATGGCGGCAGGTTTTTACCTCGTGATAAACCAAACTGGCAAAGTACGCCAAAACCTATGGCAAATAGATATAAATTTAAAGAGGATTAAAAAAGGAACAGGAGCAAAACGCAGGCATTATTATCTACCCATATCATGTTCATTTAACATGTGACACCTCATGCAGGTGTCACGGGTGTCACTTTAGGTGTCACATCAATACCATCAAGGGTTTTATGCGTGTTTATGACACCTATGACACCTAAATATATATTTTTTAATAAGTATGTAGTTATACATACAGTACAGAGTAGCGAAACAGCTTAGAAGGATAACTAGGGTGTTATATAGATATGGGTGTCATGGGTGTCACAATTTTTATTTTTTAAAAAGTTAGTATCGCCTACAACTCAATGACATCAAGGGTTGTAGGCGATAATTTGGTTTAAATAAAATGTGACACCCCCTATTTGAATTTTTAGAGTTAAACGACAAAGAGGATAAAGTTCAATGATTAAAGATTATCATGCGGTGTTTAAGGTCGTTATTCAACGCAAACACGAAAGCGAAATTGATGGTATACCTGTATCGCGCATTAACAAGGGTTTTGTGGGGCGAATAGCCCCATTTATTACTGGTGTGAATGCTTTGTATTAAGCTTGATCATACGATACAATCAGGAAATAAACATAACAATAAAACCTAATTAGCCAATATTAAAACAGTCAGCTTAAGTTTGTTGCTGATTTAGGTTTTTTCTTGATTAAATTGTAGAGGTTTAGATATATGGGTTTTCCTGTTTACTCTGTGAAATCATGTGCGGAATTAATTAAGTATAGTCAAAACTCGCGTACTCATTCTTCTGATCAAATTAATCAAATAAAACGTTCTATTGAGCAATTTGGATTTACAAACCCTTTATTGATTGACGAAGATAACTTGATTATAGCAGGGCACGGTCGATTAGAGGCAGCTTTATTATTGAATATGGATGATATTCCTTGCGTGATTATTAATGGCTTAACTGAGGCTCAAAAGCGCGCTTATATTATTGCTGATAATCAGCTCGCGTTAAATGCGGGATGGAATGAAGATCTTCTTAAACTCGAATTGACGTTTTTAGAAGACGAAAATTTTGATTTATCTTTTCTTGGTTTTGATGAAAATGATTTAGAGACGTTATTGAATGATGTGGAGCTGGATTACTCAGACAAAAACAAGGAGCTAAATACCAATGATTTCAGTGATGACATTATGGAACTAAAATTTAAATTTTCGCAAGAAAAATATGAGCTTGTAGTTGAAAAGTTGCGCAATATAAACTCATCGAAAGAAATAGCTTTATTGCAGTTGTTAAATAATGAGCTATAAATTTCCGTACAAATGGAATCTTTCAGATGGTTATCCTGGAAAAGGAATTGATGCGCATGGATTAAAAGTGTTCGGTACGTTTGTTTGCGGCGGCGGTTCATCGATGGGCTATAAGCTGGCCGGCTTCAATCATCTTGGCGGCGTGGAAATTGATCAGCCAATAGCTGACGTTTACGAAGCCAACCACCACCCAAAATATTTATTTAATGAAGACATTAGAAAATTTGTTTTGCGTGACAACCTACCAGAAGAATTGTTTAACTTGGATTTATTGGACGGGTCGCCGCCATGTAGTAGTTTTTCAATGGCTGGAAACCGTGAAAAGGACTGGGGAAAAGAAAAAATATTTAAAGAAGGGCAAGCAAAACAAAAGCTAGATGATTTATTTTTTACATATATTGAGCTTGCGAAAAAGTTACAACCAAAAGTTGTTATAGCGGAAAATGTCAAAGGATTATTACAAGGCAATGCAAAAGTTTATGTGAAAAATATTGTCAAAGGCTTTCAAGAGGCAGGATATAACGTGCAGTTTTTTTTGCTTAATGCGGCAAGCATGGGCGTTCCACAAATGCGCGAAAGGGTCTTTTTTATATGTCACAGAAAAGACTTAAAATATCCAAAGCTAGTTTTTAACTTTAATGAAAAAGCAATTGTTTATTCTCAAATAGAAGATGATGTATATGAAAATAAAGTACTCAATTGCCATTTGCCATATTTAGCAATTTGCAAGCCGGGTTATTCTCTTTCTTCCGTGCATCCTAAGGGAAGCATGTTTAATGCAAAAAAATTGCACCCGCAAAAAGTAATAAATACAATAGCAAATGGAAGTTGTCTTTTTCATTATTCTAAAATAAAATTATTGTCAAACAATGAATTGAAATTATCTGGTAGTTACCCACTTGATTACAATTTTAAAAAAGTAAAACCGATATATTTAATTGGAATGAGTGTTCCGCCAGTAATGACAGCACAGATAGCGCATCAAGTTTATTTACAATGGCTGAAATGCTAGGCAAAGCGGGGGATTAACCCCGCGCAAAATTCTAAGGGGTGCGAAGATCAAATATTGTATATCTTTCTTTGCATTTCATTAATTTATCTATAAAATCCAGCGCAGAATCATTAGACTTTATTTTGATAGTAGCGTAATCGTTATCACTGCCGTCAAAATAAAAATATAATTTGTTTTCTGTGTTTGTAATACAAGAAACCAGATCTAAATTAATTGTTATCTGACCTTCATTGTAAATAATTGTTACGAACACTATAATTCTCCTTTAATTTTGTTGTATATTTCTTCCCGATGAATGTCGATGTGATCCGGCGCTTCGATTCCCACTCTAACCTGCTTTCCTTGCACGTCTAAAATCGTTACAATGATTTCGCGGTCATTTATGTATACTTTCTGTCCTATATTTCTAGTTAAAATTAACATGCTAAACTCCTGTTATAAAATTATGTAAAAAATAAAAATTATGGCAAACGTGCACACAGTTATTAGTGCGCCTTCGAATAAAACGATTAGTACATCTTTAACTAGCTCTCGATCAATCACAAACATACCCCTCATCAGGATTTTGATTCAAGTACTCGCAAACACCTGGGCGATTACACTTTATAACGCTTGTCCAACAATGTCCGTGCGCTCTTGCTGTACAAATAGCACCACCAAGTGGCATATCTTGCTCATTGCGATACATATCATAAAATCTTGTCCAGAATTTTGCGCCCTGTGCTTCACATTCAACAAGTGTTTTGTATGGTCCCTCTTGATATTTTTGTGTGCTGCCAGGCGTTCGGTGGCTGACAGATGTGTTTAATATCCATACTGCAAAGGCGGCGGCTGTTATCATTTTACTACTCCAATAATGTTTTCTACTTGCTGAAAAATGTATTTTACGAAATCTTTATGGCGCGCTACGTTTTGTTCTTGGATCATTATTAACTGTCTACGCAAGTCTATGATTTCCTTTCTTAGTTGATTTAATTCTTTTTTGCATCCAAACATTTTTAATTACTCCTCACATTCCTCGTTATCCGGCAAAGCGTCGTAGTCTTCATCACCGTAAGCCTCATTCTCTCTACTCATTATTTAATCCTCGCTTATACAAACTTATCGCATGTAAAATATCCGTTAATGCAGATTCAAGGTTTTCAATCTCATCATCATTTGCTAAGATAGTGTCGCCGCAAAGGGTTATACATGTTGCTGACCCTTTTCGGTTAATCGCTATCGTGTAATTATTGTTTAATAATTGATGTATTATCATCCTAGCCCTCTCCTGATTCTAGTTTGTCGATGTGCTCTTTTGCGGCCGTGTCAGCGTCAGTCTTAGTGTCGTACCATTCATCAGATTCACGGATTACGCAATTATCACCATAAGCATCTTCGCCAAGTATTTCGTATACCCATGAGACGCTGTGCTCGCCGAAAAGGTCTTGTATTAATGTGTATTCGTATGTGCTGTATTTTTTCATCACGCGACCCCGCTCATTGTCATACAAGAGCAGTCACGGTATTTATGTGGACAAAGCGCATTGCGAAGTCGACTAAGTTTTCTATAGTCTTTGTCCTTAGAATTTATATATCCTGCATAATACATATAATCAATATTATGAGCTTTTTCCTCATTTATTGTACTTTTTGCGCGTGTTTTATGAAACCTGTTTTCCCACTCGTGCATTATCTTTGTTGTCATTTTGTGTACTCCGTTGTGCTCTTTTGCGACCGTTTCTCAGGGTTCAACTTCATAAATTCTAGTAAGTGTTCTAAGTTTCCAATTATTCTATTAAGTTCACTTTCTATTTGTTCGCGCTTTGATATTGGATATATTTCCAGATCATTAGTATCTAGCAGTTTGTTTTGGGGAAAGCTTAGCGGGCAGCGTGTTCCCTTGATTTCAAAGTCATCATCTTCCCAATCGTACATTATCTTTTCTTCTGCTACTGTCATTTTCATTACTCCGTTGTGGGCTATCTCTAGCCCGATAGTTTTAGATTACTTCAAAGCCATTATTTTCAGCTTCTAAAAATAAAGCGTTCATGCATTCATCTTCACCAAACGCTTCAAAAGCTGCTTCGTTATTTTCACCGGACAAACCCCAATTGTGACCGCAATCAGTCTTTTTAATGACTTTTTTGTGGTCTTTCAGACAAACTTGAACTGTCATTTTATTGTCTAGTGTTATCCAGGCGAAGCCGTGTTCAATATCGTAATCAAAACTTAATACATCCATTTTATTTTCCTAATTGTTGTGTGGGCTATTTCTAGCCCGTTTGTTTAATTGTTTATTATTGCAGTTCAAGTGCTAAATTACTTTGCAAAATGTTGCGCCTAGGTTGTCGCATAAAGCGTTAAATGTTATCGACCTTGCCGTATATTCTTCTGTTCTTTGTCGTCCAAAAATCGGCGCGTTTTCAGCAAGCCATTGTTTTTCTATAATCATGTCAGGTGTAAGTAAGTCTTGATTAGCTTTGTAGTTTGTTGGCATTCTCATTTTTGTTTCCTAGTTGTTGTGTTGTTTAGTTGATGAATGAATTATATCAAGCTCTTGAATATATTACAAGGGTTAGTGCAAAAACATTTGTAATATACTCAGGATATTTAATTAGTATTAAAATAATCACATTGTTTAAAGCACATCAAAGCTTACTCACTAGACTCACCAACGTTTTTGGCGCATTATTAACAGCTTTACCCACAGTTTTTGTTAGTAAATATCTATTGAGAAGCGCATGCCTATTCCTTTTGATTTTGATTTTAAGAAGCCAGATTATTCATTTGTTTTTAAACGTCGAGTCGATATTTTAAAAAAAATACGTGCCGATTCTTCTTTGCTTCCTCCTTTAAAAAAGTTTTACAAAGAAAACCCCGCGCAATTTATTATAGATTGGGGCGTGACTAGTGATCCTCGGAATGTTGAGCGTGGTTTACCTGCTTTGACCCCTTTTTTGCTTTTTGAGCGTCAAGAGGAATGGGTTAACTGGCTGATGGAAAGATGGAAAAACAAAGAGCCGGGGATTACTGATAAGTCGCGAGAACTTGGCATGTCGTGGCTTACGATAAGTACAGCGTGCACATTGTGTCTTTTTTATGAGGGTATGACGATTGGGTTTGGAAGTCGTAAAGAGGAGTACGTGGATAAGAAGGGCGATCCAAAATCTTTATTATGGAAAGCTCGACAATTTTTGCGATATTTACCCGTCGAATTTAAAGGAACGTGGAGTGAGCGAAAACATAGCCCTTATATGCGCGTCGAATTTCCGGATTCAGGATCGGTTATAACTGGGGAAAGCGGAGACGGAATAGGGCGCGGAGGGCGAGCGGGCATTTATATAATTGACGAAGCCGCTTTTATTCCTCGAGCGCATTTGATGGATGCTTCGCTATCACAAACTACTAATTGTCGAATTGATGTTTCTACGCCGTGCGGGATGAACAATTCTTTTTCACGAAGGCGATTCAGTGGCAAAGTGCCCGTTTTTTCATTCCATTGGACGTCCGATCCCCGGAAAGATATAGAATGGTACAAGCGCACATGTGATTTTATTGACGATCCAGTTATTATAGCCCAAGAATTAGACTTAGATTATTCGGCCTCAATGGAGGGCGTTCTCATTCCAGCAGCATGGGTGCAATCGTCACTAGACGCGCACATAAAGCTTAATATTACACCAACAGGCGTTCGTAAAATAGGTTTTGATGTCGCGGATGAAGGAGCAGACAAAAACGCAATTTGTGCAAGACATGGTATTCTAGTATCCAGCGTTCACTTTTGGTCAGGAAAAGGCGGTGATATATATGATTCGGTCAACAGGGTTTTTGATTTTGCTGATGATCTTAATTTTTATAGCGTTGACTATGATGCTGATGGCCTCGGAGCTGGTGTGCGCGGCGATGCTCGTACTATTAATAAAATTCGAGCTGAAGAAGGTAAAAAGAAAATTTTGTTTAACCCGTTTCGCGGCTCGGGTGAGGTGGTCAATAAAACAGCTAACCCGTTTAAATCAGAAAATGAAAATCGCGATACGGAAAAGGGTCGTAGTAATGAAGATTTTTTTGCGAACGCAAAAGCGCAAGCCTGGTGGTCATTACGTCGACGATTTCAAATGACTCATCGCGCAATCGTTGATGAGCTAGAAGTGAATCACGAAGATATAATTTCAATATCGAGTAAAATACCGGATTATAAAAAGCTGATGGTTGAACTTAGTCAACCCACTTACGGTCAAAACAGTAACGGAAAAATACTTGTAAATAAAAAGCCAGATGGTTCAAAATCACCAAACTGTGCGGATGCGGTTTTGATCGCTTTTGCTCCTACTCACAAACCAAATGCGGGATTTTTCACATGATCACTAAAATACTAAAAAAATACGGTTACGAAAAAGTCTCTTTAATAGTACCCGAAAAACGAGAAAAGCCGCGCCAAATGTTTTCAACGCACGAAGAACAAGAAAGCGTGCACGAGCAAATAGAGAGACTTTGGGAAATAAATTTCCAGCCCGCTCGGCATAATGTAATGACAAAAGATGGAAAAGAAACGTTCGCCATGGATAATCATGCAAACATAAAATCATCTTTTAGAAATCAGCTAATCCCGGAGCAACAAGTGCTCTGGTACGCTAACAAATCGTTTATCGGGTATCAGTTGTGCGCTATGATTGCTCAGCAATGGTTAGTGTCGAAGGCGTGTTTAATGCCCGCTAAAGACGCTGTACGCAACGGTTATGACATAACCGTAAATGATGGAACAGAAGTAGATCCAAGTATTATTGATGAAATTAGAAATCTAGATGTAAAATATGACGTTAATAAAAATCTTATACAATTTATACAAATGGGTCGAGTGTTCGGCATTCGCGTTTGCATGTTTGTTGTTGAGTCTAGCGACCCGGATTATTACCGCAACCCGTTCAACCCCGACGGCGTTACAGAGGGCAGCTATAAAGGCATGTCGCAGATTGACCCGTATTGGATAACCCCACAATTAAGTAACGAAGATTCAGGAAACCCAGCATCAATAAATTTCTACGAACCAACTTGGTGGAATATTAATGGCCAATTAGTTCACAGAACACACCTAGTTATTTTCAAAGGTGATGAAGTAGCCGACATCATGAAACCCGCGTACATATACGGTGGCATATCAGTCCCTCAAAAGATTGCAGAGCGTGTTTTTGCAGCAGAAAGAATCGCGAATGAAGCTCCTATGCTTGCTGTAACAAAAAGAACTGATGTTATAAATTTAGATTCTGCCCAGTTTGAAGCGATACCTGGTCAAGCCGCTGCAAGACTCGCCCAATGGGTCTATAATCGTGATAATTTTGGCGTTAAAACGCTAGGTCTTGATGAATCAATGACCCAGTTCGATACTAGTTTAGCTGACTTAGATGATGTGATTATGACTCAATATCAGCTTGTCGCTGCGGCATCTAACGTCCCTGCAACAAAATTACTAGGAACAGCACCCAAGGGATTTAATTCAACAGGCGAGCACGAAGAAAAATCATATCACGAAGAGTTGGAAACGATTCAGTCGCACGACTTAACGCCATTGCTTAACCGACATCACTTGCTTTTAATACGCTCAGAGATAGCACCAACAAACAATATTGAAAATTTTGATATTACAATATCGTGGAAGCCGGTTAACGCAATGAGCGCAAAAGAGCTCGGAGAAATAAACAAGCTTCGTTCAGAGACTGGTCAAACACTGATTACATCGGGTGCGATTGATGGTAATGACGAGCGTAAACGTGTAATTAACGACCCCGATTCAGGCTATACAGGGCTTCTTGATGAGAACTTTGAAACGGACTTGGACAACGATATTGACATTGCATCAAATGAAACGGGTGCTTGATGAAACCATCAATTTCAAAAAAACGTGAAATAGTTTTACGAGGGCAACCATTGAACGTTAATGCTTCGATTCAAAACAAATACGCGGGCGAGTTGAGAAAAATGGTGTTGCAAATGACGCGGGAAACTAGGCAGGCGATCACTAATTTATTCAGACGTTTGCCTGTGCTGGATTCAGCTATGGACGATAGCTTAGCAAGTCAAGCGCGGATATTAACTAACGCTTTAACTAACAAGTTCACGGAATTATTCAGTTATCGCTCTAGTAAGCTAGCAAAAACAATGGTTGATTACTCTCAAAGATACGCAACAACGAGCTTGCATAGAAGTCTATCGCAATTAACGGGCGGCCTATCTTTAAAGACGTCAATTATAACGCCGGAAATTGAAGACGTATCTAAGGCTATTATTGCTCAAAACGTGTCACTTATAAAATCTATTCCTGACGAGTATTTTAAGAACGTTACGGGCGTTGTAATGCGATCAATATCGGGCGCGGGTACGTTTGATTTAGTTAGCGAACTTGATAAGTATGCGGGTATGACAGAGCGACGCGCAAAATTGATTGCATTAGATCAAACTCGAAAAGCTTACAACCTAATTGCAAAAGCTAAAATGGAGGCATTGCAGGTTAAAAAGTTTGAATGGCTTCACACCGGGGGTAGTCAACATCCCCGCGATTCTCATATAAAAATGAACGGTATGATTTTTAGTTTTGAAAATCTAATAGCAGAGCAAAAAGCTATAAATATACCTGAACGAGACTTGGGATTTCCCAGCGTGCCGCCTTATTGCAGGTGTCGAGCTTTACCAGTTTTTGATCTATCTGGTTAATAATATGATATAATACGAGAGTAAAATGGAGTGCCTAACTTACTTTGAACGAGAAGTTAGGCTTTTGTACCGAATCAGGATACAGGCGTATCGGCCAACAACGAACGACACGGAGCAATCATACCATGAGTGACCATACATTTAACCCTTTCATAGCAGAAAAATACGGAATAAATGAAGCTATATTTTTAAATACGATTATTTTCTGGACTAGAACTAACGCGGCTAAAAAGAAAAACTTTCATGAGGATCGTTATTGGACATACGGCACACCAGAGTTTTACGCTGCATATTTCCCATATTTTAAACCAAGATTAATAAAGGATATTATAGCAAGTTGCATCAAACAAAATGCACTAATTAAAGGCAACTTTAATAAAAAGAGATACGATAGAACATCGTGGTATTCATTGTCAGATAATATACTTTTTGATTTAAATTTAGACATAGCATGCCTACAACCCAATGCCAGAACCATTGTACGTAATTCGTATAATGGATTAGACGTAATCCGTACAATGGATCGTACGGATTACGTACCACCTATACCAGATACTTATACAGATACTGAAACACAAACTAATACTACTGATGAAAATTTGAATAGTAGTAGTGTGGTTATTTCAACGTCAACAGACAAAACCCTTTTATCCGCAAAGCTTGATTCAGACACAAGAACCGATCAACAGTTTTTGATGGCCTGTAAATTTCACCTAGAAATTCAAGGCACAAAGAAATACACGAATGCACAGAAGATTAACGGGCTAATAAAGATTATCAAAAAGGGCTTTGAAACGCCGATTGGTGCTAAAGGTCAACCCCCTAACCCCGTTAATAGTGGCAAGGTCAACACCAAGTTCAACCCCGAAGACCAAGACCGCGCTCACGAAAAAAGATTAGAAGAGTACAAAGCGGCCGTAAACACAAGAAACCCCCGCAAAAAAATAATGTGTTATAATGAGCAAGTCACTAAATCTAGGGGCGTAACATGAAAAATTTAAAAGACAAACTTTATCTAGCGGTCGGCGCACCTGCTGTCCTGTGCTTTATTACGTTCATAACTAACTTTTTTCAAGCTATCAGCGATGGAAACATCGACTCAACAGAAATGCACGGCTTACTAGCGTCAATTGACGGCTTTGAATCGGTCGTTCTTTTTGCTGTGATGTACATAATGAAAAAAAAAGAAAAGTAAAATGATGATGTTTAACCACTATCTTAGGGGTGATATCATGAAAGATAAAACTGAAATAGTTGTTCCGCCCGTTGTTATTGATGTTGTGATTGCTGATGAAAAGGCAGAGCCAAGGCGTGCGCATCGCGAATCAAAGACGTCTGCCGGATTGCGTGGCAGCTTCATGGGTAGTAGTCTTTCATTTTTTGTAAGTCGAGACACAGTAGTAGACGAAGACGAAGAAAAGCAATCTAAATCTAAAGTATGGTGCTGTTAAATTTGATGTAAAATTTTTAAAATATCAAAATACAAATATATATTTAAATCGTAAAAATAAGATACAATGATTTTTGTTTTGATTGGAGCGTATAAAAAATGGCAGCATCAAAACGCGAATACGATATTAATGATTTCATGGAAATAAAAGGTAATCCGATATCTCGAACGGGCGTTTTTGAGTATTCGGGCGCACAGATATCTAGTGATTTGCCTCCCGATCAAATATTTGGGGTGTATCGTTCAGAAGAATCATTAAACAATCTTGAAACTATCGAGTCTTTCAAACTAATCCCGTTTACTGACGATCACGAAATGATCGGAAATAAAGCCGACAATCTAACTGACGCAGCTGATAAAGGTGTTCACGGCACAACGGGAGAAACAGTGGAATTTGATTCTCCTTATTTAACCGCTAACATTAAAATATTTTCTGAAAAACTTCGTGATCTAATTGACAATGGCAAGCGAGAACTATCCATAGGTTACCGTTGTGTATACGAAGAACAAAATGGCGAGTATGATGGTAAGCAGTATCAATTTATACAAACTAATATCAGAGGCAATCATCTTGCTTTAGTGCAAGAAGGGCGATCGGGGCATGACGTGTCGGTTCTTGATTCGTTTAAATTTACGTTAGATGCAAAGGATATCAACATGACTAATTGCAAAGTTACCGAAGAAGTAAAAGATGAAAATGAAATGTCTATGTCTGAAATTAAAGATATGGTTAAAAGATGCTACGATTTACTTGAAAGTATGAGTTCATCAGCATCAGACGAAGAAATCGAAATTGAAGACTCAGTAGAACCCGCTGATTTTGTCAACGAAGAAAATGCAATTGACGAAGCTACAGAAGAAGCAGAAGACGAAACCGAAGAAGAAAAAGAAAAAAAAGATGACAAAGAAGATGCTGCAATGGATTCAAATTCCTTTAAAAATATAATGGTTGAAATTAATGCTCGCGATTCTTTAGCTAAAAGATTGTCCGCTCATGTAGGTTCTTTTGATCACTCGTTGAAAACACTTGATGAAGTAGCACAATACGGCGCTAAAAAACTAGGTCTAAAATGTACTAAAGATACCGCCAAATATGTTCTAGACGGATACCTAATGGGTGCTAAAAAATCAATCATAGCAATTACTCAAGATAAAAAAATCGCATCAACATCAATTGATGCTTATCTTAAAGGAGAAAAATAATGGCTTTTCAATCTACTGTTTCAATTCAACAGGGTTTCGGTGTACCTGGCGAATTGTTTAGCGATTCACCTTATCAAGCACAAACGTATACAATTGTATCGGCTTTAGCATCTTATAATATTATTGGTAAAACATGCTGCACAATTACAAGCGAAGGACTATGCCAAGCAGGTTCAGCCGGAGCCGGTGGGTTTGCAGGCTTTCTAGTTAATCCAAAAGTAGTCGCATTATACGGAACTGCTGGCGAACCATTGGCCGCAACTTTAACTGTGCCTAATCAAACAATTGTCGAGTTATTGACCATGGGCGTAATTGTTGTAACATTACCAGCTGCCGCAGCTCTAGGTGACTTGGTTGTTTATGACAACACTACTGGCGCAATTGAAACTATCGCACCAGCTGCCGCCTTGCCTGTTGGTAAAACCTTTGCAAATGCCATTGTTAGTTATGTAACAGTAGCTGGCGCGGGTCTTGGTGTTGTAACTGTTAATCCTACTTTTGTGATTCCACAACTAGCATAATTTAAGGATAGAAAATGAGAGCTAACGACGTAAAAAGCTATATCGCAGCTAAAGATTGCCGGCATTTACAAAACTTTAATGTTTCAGAGTATGAATCATTACCAATGATCGGCATTAACATCAACAAATCACATGTTAAACAAATGATGGCCGGAAAAAAAGCAATGGATGCAATGGCTTTTTCAATGGATGCCGTTCAGCCTACGGTAACGACCGCTTCAGTTGCTACCCCCGTTCAATTTTTGCAAAATTGGTTACCAGGTTTAGTTTACGTAGCTACCGCACCTCGTAAAATTGATGACTTAGCTGGTATCATGATTTCCGGAAACTGGGAAGATGAGCAAATTGTTCAATCAATCTTAGAGCGAGTTGGAACATCATTGCCATACGGCGATTACAGTAACGTGCCTTTATCCTCTTGGAATACTAACTTCAATTATCGTACAGTAGTACGCTTTGAAGAAGGCATGAAAGTCGGGATTCTTGAAGCTGCTCGTGCTGCTCGTATGCTTGTTGACGATTCCGGCGCTAAACGCGAAGCCGCAGCACTTGCACTTGATATCCAGCGCAATAACGTGGGTTTTGTAGGTTTTAACAGTGGCAATAACAACACTTATGGGTTCTTGAACGATCCAGCTTTAGGCTCTTATGTACAAGTAGCGGCTGGCGTTGCAGGCAGAACTTGGGCCGTTAAAACTTTCCTTGAAATTCAATTGGATATCGTGACAGCAATTCAAGCGTTACGCACACAATCACAAGACTTGATTGATCCCGAAAGCGTTGATTTAACTCTTGCCGTAGCAACTGACTCAGTAGATTACTTGTCAAAAACATCGGACTTCGGTATCAGTGTTAGGGCTTGGATGACTGCTGCATATCCTCGTATTCGCGTCGTGTCCGCTCCTCAGCTTAACGATGCAAATGCAGGAGATAACGTATTTTATCTTTACGCTGACAGAATCCAAGACCAGTCAACCGATGGCGGCGCTACAATGATTCAAGTTGTACCGACAAAATTCATGATGCTTGGCGTTCAACAATTAGCTAAGTCTTACGAAGAAGATTATAGCATGGCCACTGCCGGTATCATGGTAAAACGTCCGTGGGCAGTTGTACGCTATTTTAATATTTAAAATTTAATCATATAGTGTAAAATTCACACCGGATTTATTCTGGTGTGAATAAAAAAAGGAAAAACTATGCAATATATTTATTGTACCGCAACTTGCAGCATTATTTACACTGAATATCATAATCACACATCAGGCCCTGCACGTATATTAAAAAAAGTAGAAATTAAAGGCGGCCATGGGGTAGCAACGATTAAGAATCTGCATACACCGCTGGGCGTTATGACTCCTGTTAGTGATGAAGATTTAGAATGGCTTATGAAAAACGATTCGTTTTTAAAGCACATTAAAGAAGGCTGGATATCAGTCGATAAAAAAGATGTATCAACAGAAAAGAAAATCAAAGATATGAACGATAAGGATGGCAGTGCTCCTTTAACTCCCGAAGATTTTGCTACTGGTGAAAACTCGTCAAAAGATAATAAAGTTTACACTAAAAAGATCTGAATTTAGAAACTAAAAGGAAAGGCTATGACTTGCCCGCCGTTGTTAACTTTTGATTACGACTTATTTATTGCAGTTGCCCCCGCTTACTCAAATATAGTTATTTATCCGGAGTCAACTTTACAACAGTATTGGAATAATGCGATTAATTACGTATCTGATGTAAGTTGGCAGGGTAACTTGCAATGCGATGGCAGGCAGTATGCAATAAATTTAATGACAGCTCATTTGGTTTATTTATCCGGCTTAATTGCTATCGGTCAAGTCCCTGGTTTGATGCAAAACGCTACAGTTGATAAAGTTACTGTAACTTTAACCCCGCCGCCTCTTAAAAATCAATGGCAATGGTGGCTCAGTACTAGCCCTTATGGCGGACAGCTACTAGCCTTATTACAAGTTAACACTGTGGGCGGGCAATTTGTTGGGATGCCCGGAACAGGTTTAGCGGGCTTTGGTTTAGTTCCTAGTTTTGGTTATGGTACTTACTGGCCAAGGGGTGGGGATTCTTAGCGATGGAAATCAAAAGAGTATCTTCGGATATTGCTAGAAAACTTGAAGTAGCAATTAACGGTATTGAAGGCCTTTCTGGTAAGGTAGGTTGGTTTGAAAAGTCTAGGTATCCTGAAGACCAAGGGGGCGATTTTGTGGCAGAAATTGCGGCTCAAAATGAATACGGAAACCCCTCAAAAAATATACCACCCCGTCCCTTCATGCGAACAACAATTATTGAAAAACAAAATGATTGGCGTGCTTTTGCAGAAAAGCTTGCTGAGAAAGTTTTAAAAGATAATTTATCGCCTGTTACCGCTATGACGTTTTTGGCGGTGCAAGCTGAAAACGATGTACTTAAAAAGATAAAATCTATTACGTCTCCGCCATTGGCTCCAGCAACAATAGCCGCCCGGTTAAGCAGATACAAAGATAAAAAAACCATAGGGTTATTAACTAAGCCTCTGGTTGACACGGGATTGATGATTGCTACGTTAACGCACGAAGTGAGTAAAACATAATGGCTAATGTTCCCGGTGCAAATTTATTAAACATGGCGATGACGATTATTAGAGAGCAAACAGTCCAATACTATCGGTTTGAAAGTCGCTTATTAAATTTGGTTGGTCAATATGTTGCTACTTATGAAACAATGATTGAGTTAGTCGGGAGTTGGCAGCCTGTGCCGCGCACTTTATATGCGTCTTTAAATTTAAGTTTTCAGAAAGATTATTTTACTTTTTACACGTCTAACGATATTTTAGATATCACGCGCGACACTTCCGCCGATCAAATTGAGTTTATGGGAAAACGCTATCAAGTTGAATCAAATAACGATTGGTATCAATTGGACGGATGGAAAGGCGTTCTTTGCTGTAATATAGGGGTGGATGATGCCTAATCAAACTGATAATTCAATCATAAAAATATTTTTACCGATTCTTAATAGCGCGCTTGTTGCTGATGGATTTACTAACGTTGTTGTCCAGCAATCTAGCCAGCCAACTCTTCAGGGAATTAACACAAAAGCATCAATATACTTTTTCAAAGTTAGCAGTAAGCGATACGGATTTTTAGGAAGAAATGACAGGTGGAATGCTGATAACGAAGAAATGGAGCATGTTGAAAAGCAGTATTACGAATCCACGTGGCAACTAATGTCTTTGGTTTTACAAAATCCAAGCACGCCTAATCAATATACTGCTTCGGACTTGGTTGATGAGTCAGCATCTATTATGCAAAGCGATCAGACTAGAGCTATACTAAACGATAATGGCATTGGAATTTTAAGAATACAAAATATTTCTAACCCTTATTTTGTTGATGATAGGGATAATTTTGAAGCGTCCCCAGCCTTAGAATTTACATTGGTTTATTTAAATTCGCGAGTATCAAACAATAATTATTTTGATACTTTTCAGTCCGGTATTTTTAGAATTTAGGGGTTATTATGTCAATTAGTTTGCAGAGATACGTTAATATCAATTCTGTTGTGGGCGCTGGTGAAGTTGTAAATCAGCGTGCTTTAGTATCTCGTTGCTTTACAGGAAATACATTACTTGCACCTGGTAATTTTTTGCAATTTACAACAGCGGCTGATGTAGGTACGTTTTTTGGATTAAATTCGGAAGAGTATTATCGGGCGGCTTTTTACTTCGGATGGATAAGCAAAAACGGACTTTTTCCTCCTTTTATTCAGTTTGCCAGATGGGTTGATGTAGCTAGCGCGCCTTTAATTCGTTCTATTCCCGATGAAAATCCAGATCAAGCGCAATCGTTAGCCACGTGGGTTGCTATAACAGATGGATCTTTTGGCATTACTATCGGTGCAGAAGCTTACGTTTTAACTGCCCTTGATTTTACTGGCTTATCAAGTTTGGCCGATGTTGCTGATTACATAGAGACAGCGGTTCAAGCAATAGGCGGCGCAAGCGCTCAATTTACAGGATCTACAATAACAGTTGTGGGTAGTGGATTTTTGTTCACGGGCGGTCTAGCTGTTAGTAATTCAGCGGTGTCTATTCAACAAGCAACGGGCGGAACGGATATAAGCGGCATAGGTTTGTTAGGATGGTATCCTGGCGATACTTATACTAACAATTTATTTAGTAGTGTTACTTATCTGGCAAACGCTTCGTGGATAGCTGGCTCAGTTGTTGAAGCAATAACATCAACATTGAACGCCTCTTCTAGCGTATCAGATAATTTTGGTTCGTTTTTATTCTTAAACAACTTATCATTAAATTTAGCTGAGATTGAAGAAGCGGCGACGTGGAATACTGGTGCTGTTAATAACAATAAATATTTATATGTTGTTCCTGTTGTTGCTGCAAACGTAACCAGTTATTTAACTTCACCTAGCACTTTGATAGCCTCTGCCGGTTTAGCTTTAACTTTATCACAATCATCAACTGTTCAATCTGGAATCACGGCAAGTGGATCGAGTGTAATAACTGGTTTAAATAGCACTACTAGCTTACAAGTAGGAATGCCGGTCTCCGGATCAGGTATTACCGTCGGCGCTGTTATTATAGCCATTCCTAGTTTCAACAGCGTGCAAATATCAATAAACGCTACTGCAACCGCAACTGTTTCACTAACCTTTTCCACAATCCAGTTTCCTGAAATGGCTCCAGCAATGATTGCCGCAGCGACTGACTATAGCCAGATAAACGCGGTTCAAAATTACATGTTCCAAGTTTTTCCAGGTTTAACACCGCTTGTTACTACTGATAGCGCCGCAAGTTCCTATGATGCATTGTCGTTAAATTATTACGGTCAAACACAAACAGCAGGCATTGAATATAATTTTTATCAGCGTGGATTGTTGCAGGGAGAATCTACGGACGCGTTAGATCAAAACATTTACGTAAATGAAGCATGGTTAAAGAATGCACTGGGTAGCTCTTTAATGAGTTTGTTATTGGCTTTAAGTCAATTGCCAGCTAACGCGCAAGGAAAGGGATTAACTCTTTTAGCAATACAAAGCGTTATCGATCAATCCTTATTAAACGGCGTTATCTCAGTAGGCAAGCTTCTAACATCGACACAACAAGCTTTTATTACATCAATTACAGGTGATAATAATTCTTGGTATCAAGTTCAAAATAATGGGTATTGGGTCGATGTTGTTATTGGAGTAATACCTGATTTATCGCCCGTCCAGTATCAAGCATCATACACGCTTGTTTACTCGAAAGATGACGTAATACGTAAAATTGTTGGCCAAGATATTTTAATTTAAGGGGTAAATAATGAATAATATTTCAGGTTTTGGATTGGGAATTACTATTCTCGCATCAAACACATACCCAATCGGCATACAAATAACGCAGTACTCAGATGACACCGACCCTTTAGATATTGCCGGTTTACAAATCGGCGATACGGCAATGGGATTGAATGGCGACTTGATTACATGGGCAAAAGCAAATCCCATCAAAGCAACAATTAGCGTTATTCCCCAAAGTGAAAATGATAAAGATTTATCTATTTTGTTAAGTGCTAACAGGCCGGGAAAAGGAAAAATACCTATTCGGGACGTAATAAGTATGGTTATTGGTTACCCTGATGGTAGTTTTGTTTTGCTAACAAATGGCATTTTAACTGATGGTACTCCTTTGTCTCCTGTTGCTAGCAGTGGTCGATTAAAGACTCGGATATATTCATTTACTTTTGAATCGTATGTAGGTGTTTGATAGGGGTTTTATATGTTACGAGATACAAAAGAAATAAATCTTGAGGGCAAAACTTACGTTTTGTCCAAGTTTCCTTGCGTAGCTGGTCGCGAAATTGTGACGCAATATCCGATGACTGCTATGCCAAAAATTGGCGACTATCCCGCTAATGAAATTTTAATGTACAAAATTATGTGCTATGTAGGCGTGATAGTTGAAGGACACAAAGAACCATTAGTTTTAAATACGCCAAGTTTAGTTGATAACCATATTTTGAATTTTGAACTTTTATTACGTATTGAAAAGGAGATGATTTCATATAATTGTTCTTTTTTTCACAACGGCAAGATCTCAAGCTTTCTAGAAGATTTAGCGGCGAAAGTCCCAGCGTGGATTTCGTCAACGTTGACCCAATGGTGGCCACAATCATCGAATCAGGAAAAGCCACCTATCGAGAGTTGAAAGAATATTATACTCTTGAAGAAGCGTTTGATATCTGGGAAGTGATTATTATTTCCAGATATAATGAGAATCTTGCCGTGGAACATCAGCAAAAAAGGAAATAAAATGGCCGTCTTGGATACTTTTTACTTAATGTTCAAATCCGACACCAGCGATCTAAAAAAAGGTGTCGGAGAAGTTCAAAAGATTATAAGCGGCCTATCTAGTGTTCTTAGCGCAGCAATCCCCGCAGCTTTCGGAATTGCTGGCATAAAAAAAGCTATTGATTATGGCGTTGAACTTAGCCGAACATCACAAAAACTAGGCGCAAATGCCGCTGATATTCAAGCATGGGGCAATGCTGTCGAAATAGCAGGGGGCAACGCTAAGCAATTTGAAAGTACACTTTCATCAATGTCAGCAAAATTTAATACAACCTCTGATACTATTCTTAAAGTTTTGCCTCGTTATGCCGATTTACTCAGCAAGCTAAGCCCATCTAGAGCGCAACAAGTAGGTAGAAATTTAGGGCTTGATGAAAGTACTATATTGTTATTACAACGCGGCAGACGTGAATTAGATGGATTTTTAAGGCGACAAAAAGAACTGGGAACGTTAACAAAAGAAGATACAGAAACGTTTAAAAAATACGATCAATCCGTTACTAAAGCAAGCCAATCATTTGGACGTTTAAATCAAGTCTTAGCGTTAACTTCTATTCCATTTCTAACAACAGCTATGAATGCGCTTGATAGAGCTTTTATTTACTTTATTGACCATCAAGATTTAATAATTGGGGGAATAATTGCTTTAACCGCGGCAACAACAGTGCTCGGTTTTACGTTTGGAGCTTTGTCATTGCCAGTTATCGGTGTTACTTCTCTTGTTCTCGCGTTAAGCGCTGTTTTTGCTATTGCGTACGAAGATATAAAAGCGTTTATTGAAGGCAGTGAATCACTAATAGGCGATATTGTTAATTCTTTTCCTAATGCTGCTGCCGCCGTCAAATCGTTTTTTAATATTATGAAAGATGCAATAATGACTGTTATGCACCCGCTTGAATTGCTTGAAAAATTGTTTGATCGAATTATGTCAAAAATTCAAGGCTCATCAGGTGCAAAGTTATTAACTGATTTAACGAGCGGAGACCTATCTAAAGCAAAACAAACGTTGATTGATGTTCGCGCTCAATCTAGAGATAGTTTAAATAAAGTTCCGTTTCTTGCGAGTGGAAATACTAATTCAAGCTCAGTAACTACCGGTGCAATAACTATTAATACGCAAGCCACGGATGCGCAAGGAATTGCATCAAATTTAAAAGATAGGTTAGACCAGCAATATTCGCAGGTTGCCAACTATCATTCTGATGGAGTGCTCGCATAATGGCTATAGTGCAAAATATTGTTAATACGATTTTACCATCTTTTGCTTTTGATTATGTAGCTGTTTTAACTCAAGACTATAAGCAAGTTTTTAAAGATGCCCGGCCGCTTAAAGCCATTGTAAAAGAAGAAGCAAAATTAATGGAGCATCCGGTAGAAACCGGAATAACAATAGTTGATCACAGAATAATATTGCCTATTGAAATAGAAATATCTCTTATTCTTCCATCGGCGGACTATAAAAATACTTACAATCAAATTAGAGAACTGTATTTAAACGCAACTCTTTTAATTGTTCAAACTCGGTCGGGCGTATATTTAAATCAGCTTATACAATCGATGCCGCACGAAGAAGATCCCTCTATGTACGATGTTTTTTCCATTGCTTTAAGCTGCAAGCAAGTGCAGTTTGTAACCGCTTCTTTTTCAAATACTCCTGCCAAGTCGTCAAACACAAACACAGCAGACAGAGGCACACAACAATCTAAAACAGTATCAAGACCAACTGCCGCGCAACAAATAAGAAACAAACTACTAGGGAGATGAAATGGTTGATATTCCGCTTATTGCAATACCAAATCAATCGCTTTCTGTGCAACTGGACAGTAATTTAGTTGATGACGCTAACAATACGCCTAATCTAGTAAATTTTGATATAAAAATACATTCTTGCAACAACAACCCAGAAACCCCAGGAACGGCAATAATGTCTGTAACAATCACTGTTAATAGCGGTGTGTTGCCGGTTGTTTTAGTAGAAAATGTTCGAGCATCATCCAGTGGAACACTTTTAGGGTATGATTATTTAGAAGAATACGGAGATTTTATTTTCACAACAAAAAACGATGAGTACCCTGATTATAATGAATTTGGTATCACGCAGTTTTTAACGTACGTTTCATCCGCTGAAATTGGTTTGTTAAGAGATAGCAATGACCAATCTTAATTTAGATCCGCGCATAGTATCCGTTAGTCTTGAAGTTAACGGGAAAATAAAAACTTATTCCAGCCCTCTTAGCATCAAAGCTACGGGTACAAAGTTTGCTAACGCCCTGCAAAACGAGGCTACAATTACAATATACAATCTAGATAAAACCACTCAAGATTATTTATTAACAGAAACCACCCCTTTTAATCTTAATAGACAAGTAAAAACTTTAACGCTAAAGGCTGGGCGACAATCTTACGGAACGGCAGTTATATATACAGGTAATATTGTTAGTTCTTCAGTAACTCAACCGCCGGACACAGGAATAATTTTAAAGTGTTTAACAGGTAATTTTTTAAAAGGAAACGTGATTGCTAGTAATATAAATTCGCAAGCATCATTAGAAACCGTAGGCGGTCAAGTTGCACAACAATTAGGGCTGTCATACGTATACCAAGCTCAAGAAAAAACAGTTAACAGTTATAATTTTACTGGAAGTGCACCCAAGCAAGTTCAGTTAATTAATTCGCTTGGGGGCGTTAATGCTTTTGTTGATAACAACACGCTATACATTAAAGACGGATTAATTCCAATAACGGGAACCACAAGACTATTAGATGCAAGTAGCGGAATGGTTGGTATACCAGAATTTACAGAACAAGGCTTAAAAGTAACGTTTTTGTTAGATAATAAAACCAGTATTGGAGGAGGATTAGATATAAAATCTTCGGTATATCCTTCAATTAACGGAAAATATGTTATTTATAAACTAGGGTTTAATATAACTACTCGTGACACCCCTTTTTATTATGTAGCAGAATGTGCGAGGATTTCGGGAAAATGACTTTTATTAATAATCCAGATATTGACCCGGCTAATAATTATACGCTGGTTGGCGTAACGGAGTTTGCTTTTAAAAAGATGCAGCAAGCAATAAATGGTATGTTGCCGGCAAAAGTTATTGAGTACGATCGCACAACTAATCGAGTTAGTGTGCAGCTATCTATAGATTTACGAACAACGTCTGGCGGTTCTGTATCACGTGCCCAGCTGTCTAGCATCCCTGTTTTTTGTTTAGGGGGTGGATCGTTTAGCGTAAGTTTTCCACTAGAAGCTGGCGATACGGGATGGGTGCTTGCAAGCGATAGAGATATATCAGAATTCTTGAAGAACTACGATCAAGCTGCACCCCCGACAACTCGAATGTATAATTTTGCAGATGGTGTTTTTTATCCCGATGTGATGCAAACATATAACATCACAGACGCAAAAAAAGATTATGCAATCATACAAAGCGAAGATGGAAATATTACAATTGAATTGGGTGTAAACACAGTTACCGGAGCTAAAGAAATTAATGTTTTAGCAGACAGGGTTAATATTGCTTTAAATAACACAGCAACCGGTTTTGTTACTGTAAATGGCAATTTAATTGTGAGTGGAACAGTAACAGCGCAGGTGCTTACACCAACGGGCGCACCTATTGTCCCCTTTCCTCCACCTTTTCCGCCTTAGGAGGCCTATGCCAGATTTAACGATTTCATCTAACGTAAACAACTTGTCCAGCATTAACGGCAGAAGCGTTGCTTTTAACGATATTTATTTAGATCAATTCGATAACATTTCCGTTAGCGTTGATTTATTGGCTGTTCTTGAAGACTGTGCCCAATCGGCTAGAACGGTTTTAGGGGAGTGTATATTTAACGTCAATGAAGGAATACCATACAAACAAGTTGTCTGGGTGGGCGTTCCAAATATACCTCAATTTTCAGCGTCATTACGTGCAGCGTTTTTGTCTGTTGAAGGGGTAACCGACGTTATATCTCTAGATATAGTTCAAACAAATAATACGTCTATTAGCTCGCAATCCGCGGATATGCTAACCTATGTTGCAAATATACAAACAATTTATGGAACGGGGATTATACAATGACCGCAACAGTTTATAATTTTAATTTGAGCACGGCGGGCGTTGTAGTTGATGATACTTCAATTATTCAAGCCGAAGTTCAAAATGAATACTCGGTTTTGTTTGGCGGAGATATGGACGTTACATCTCCATCAACGCCTCAGGGTTTGTTAATTAACGCGGAAACTTTGGCTCGCGTTAACATCGCAAATAATAACGCTACTTTAGCCAATCAAATTAATCCAAACTTTGCAGGCGGCGTTTTTCTTGATTCCATTCTTTCATTAATGGGTTCACAGCGATTAACAGAAACGTTTAGTATCGTTCAAATAACATACACGGCCACACCCGCTACGGTAATTTTATCTGGATTTCAAATAAGAGACACAAATGGAAACATTTGGTTATCAAGTGACAGCGCAACAATTCCCGGAGGGGGTGTAGTTGATAGCGTACAATTTCAATGCGAAGTTCCAGGCGAAATTGTTGTGTCGGCTTTATCGACATGGGTGCAAGTTGTTCCGGTTTCCGGATTGTCTGTTACTAATGTCGCAGACAACAGTAATACAGGCACGCTGGAACAATCAGATGCGCAAGCTCGTTTGTTTCGCTTAAACACTTTGTTTTTGCAAGGTAATGCCAGCGCTGGATCAATTATTTCTTCAGTTAGCAATGCGCTAGGTGTGTCAAGTTTGTCATTTTTAGAAAATGATGGAGTTGCGGCTACAATAAATGGTATATCGATGCTAGCAAATTCGATTTATCTTTGCGTAAATGGCGGAACAAGTGAAGATATAGCGGCGGCAATGACAGCATCAAAAGCGTCGGGAATTGCTTACACTAACGGCGCAAGTTCCACGCCCATTACTTACTCTTACAGTGTGCCTGTTTCAGGTCAGTTAATTGATGTTAAATTTGATAGGCCTGATACGATTGATATTGGAGTAAAGGCAACAATAAAACTAAATCAACCTGTTCAGAACTACATAACTACCGTTAGAAATGCCATTTTATCTTACGCGGCTGGTGAAATAAGTGGGTTACCAGGCTTAACGGTTGGTCAAAGTGTTTCGCCTTTTGAAATTTCAAGCGCTATCGGCATTCAATATCCGCAAGTTTATGTTACAAAATTAGAGGTTCAAAATATTACAGCTAGTGGCAGTTTGCAAACAATTCAAATAGACTTGAATTTATGGCAAATAGCCCAGATACAAGCTTCTAATATTTTAGTGGTGATCGGATGAATATACAAAAGTTTGATTACAGTGCCAACATTTTGCCATCAGTTTTGTGGCAATACGATCAAGCCATTAATTTGTTAAATATAATAAGAAATAAACAAGAATGGATTGATAAAAATCAAACCGTTTTCTGGAATCTTTGGTATTCAACCGTTTTTAATATTTCAGCCGAAAACGTATTGATGACCGATTTTGGTTTAAATGTCTGGTCTTTTATTTTAAATGTGCCCTCTTTTATTCCTTTGTCTGTTTCCGATGATGAAATTTGGGGATTTAATTCATTCAATCCAACTTTTCCAACTTTTACAAACGATAACCTAAATTTTGATAACGCTCCTTTTGCCGCATCAATTCCCGTTATCAATTTAAACGCAGCGCAACAACATTTTTTAATTTTACTAAAATATTTTAATTGCACTTCACGGCTATCAATACAATCTTTTCTGCCTAATAATTACGAAGCAGAAACCACACCAAAAAACGTTTATAGTGATTCATTTTTATACGATGTAAATACATATCTCCAATATCTTTGTTTCAATTTAGGGGAAAGTATTGGTTATTCTACTAATACAATTTTTTGCCACGACAATTTAGATTTAACTATCAGTTATGTTTTTAGTGATTTATCAGCTTTTCCAACAGCTTTAAGATCGGCGATAGATTTATTGAAGTTATGGCCAAAACCGGCTGGTATTAAAATATCATCATTTTCATAGGGAACTAAAATAAAATGGCAGCTCCAATTCCTTTACCTTATTTTCTTAATCCGTTTTGTGAGCTAGGCACAAAAGATACCGATATTACGGAGATTGACAACACTGGATCAAATGCCGGGTTAGTAAATTATCAATACGGCTGGACTCCAAACTATGAGTTACCAAGTGCCGATCCTGACGTTTTACCCGTTCCTCGTCAACAAATGAATCAAGTTTTGTTTGATTTAACAACAGCAGTAAAGCAATTACAAACTCAAGGATTTTCACTATGGGTTTCATCAGCAAGCGGCGGACCATCTAGTTATCCAATCAATGCGCAAGTAGCATATAATGACGGATCGGGCGTTAAATTGTATTACAGCGCAATTGCTGCAAACACCAGCACCCCTTCCGTTGCTAGTTCTACATGGCTAGTCTTTAGCGGCAATCAGTTGGGAGTGCAACCCGGTACTGTTGTAGATTTTGCCGGTGCAACTGCTCCCGCGGGTTATTTATTGTGTGACGCTTCGCAACAGTCGCGAACTACCTACCCATTACTATATCAAGCAATCACGCAAGTTCAGTCCTGTACTACAAACTCAAACACTACGCTAAATGTTGTTAGTAACTTGCAATTTTACGTAGGAATGGCAGTTGAAGGCGTGGGAATTCTATCAGGAACAACTCTAACAGTAGTTGACACATTAACACCAACAGTAGTTACGATTTCTCAAGCTGCTACAACAAGCGCGACCGCTAACGCTAGATTTTTTAATTGGGGAAATGGGAACGGGTCAACTACTTTCACGCTTCCGCCCTCATCTAGACGTACGTTTATCGGGTCGGGCGGCACGGGCGGATTAACATCGGGAGGCGTTGCGGGTACTGTTTTAGGTCAATCCGGCGGAAATGAATCGGTCGTCTTAACGATAGCGCAACTTGCCGCGCATGATCATCCAGGCTCTACTGTTGCGGTGTCTACTCAACCAACGAGCACATCAGGCAGCGAGACTACCACACGCGCCGGTGGAACAACATCAGTAACAGTAGCATCACAAGGGAACAACGAAGCTCACAACAACATGCAGCCCAGTATAATCATGAATAAAATAATAAAAACATAGAGGTGATTATGGAAGCACAATTTAGAGATATGCGAAGACTTACTACCGATGATATTGCGAAAGCCGCTTCATTATCCGGAGCTGGATTAACTCAGCAACAAATCGCCGATTACTTTGAAATGAGTTTGGCAACTCTAAAAACAAAAATGAAAGCCAATCCAGATTTAAAATGCGCTATGAGAAAAGGTAAGTCAATTCGAATAGCTCATGTATCTGGTAAACTGATGCAGCTGATTGATAACGGCAATATCACAGCAATTATTTTTTATCTGAAAACGCAAGGACGATGGAAAGAAGCTCAAGAAAATACTCTTGATCCCGATGATGATGAAACGATGGCTGAAAAATTGTCAATCGAAACGTGCGATCCAATCGAAGCGTCAAAAATATATCAACAATTGATGTCTAGGGAGTAAAAAAATGGCTGATTATGTAACAGCATCAAATGGCGCACAGTTAGATTTATCATCTCTGGCGCAGACAATAACGTACAACGGCGAATTAGTTGAATCAGTTAGCGTTACCCTAAATAGCGTTGTTTATATACAAACATTTACAAATAACGGCACAAAAATAACTACATCAACTCAATGGGTGAATCAGCCATGATAAATACCGGAGATATTGCTCAATTAGATGTTTTATTAAGCATGCTAAACGTGCCTACTGGTGGCGGCGGCGGCGGTAGTGTAACTCAATCGGAAGTACAAAGATCGGCATTTAATTACGCTCCAGCAACAGGCGTAAATGATGCTTTTGTAGTGACTTTAAACCCTGTTCCTGGGTCACTAACAAACGGATTACTTGTAACAATGACCACCGGAGCACTAGAAAATACAACAAACAACCCGACTTTAAAAGTAAACACAATTGCAGCCAAGCCAATTGTATTGTGGGCTGGCGGGCTTGCGCCGGGTGACATGCAGGCTAATGGCGCATATATTTTTGTTTATAGCACTCAAGAAGATGTTTTTTATTTAATTAATCCGTCTGTATCCACTGCCAACTCTTTTTTAACTCAAGCAAATGCCTATAATTCATTTATTGATGCTGGTGCGGCAGATGCATATGTAGGAACTTTATCGATTCAAAGCGATGCTTCTCTATCCTCCGGATTTACTGTTTTGATGCAAGCATCTGCCGAAAATACGGGCGCTTCAACTTTAACAATTAACGGTGATACGTTACCGATAGTTTTTGAAGGAGGAACAGATCTAACCGCGGGCGTAATTGTTGCAAATCAAATCTATTCGCTAATCTATTCACTAACTTTTGATTCTTGGGTTTTATTAAACCCAAAAAATACGTCAACTGTTTTGACGTTAGCTAACAATAGCAACACGTTACCAAGCTCGTTTAGTTTAGGTAGTTTAACTAATGGACTCTTAAAAATCGGAGTTTCTTCAAGCATTGCCACGGTCTCAAACGCGATTAATAGCACTGATTACTGGGCACCAAACGACGTTATTACTTTGCCGGGGTTCCCCTCAAATAGTAATGATGCGTCGTCCAAGGGCTATGTTGATAGTGTGGTTGCTGGTCTTAACCCGGTATCATCATGCTACGGAGCAAGCACAGGCAACCTTGCTGGATACTCTTATAATAACGGTGCATCAGGTGTAGGAGCTACTTTAACAGCAGGAAGTAACGGCGCGTTTACGCAGGATGGCTTAACAATACCAGTTGATGAACGCTGGTTGTATAAAGACGATACAAATGGATCAGGAGCCTATAACGGCGTTTACGTCTTAACAACGGCAGGAGATGCAAGCAATCCGTCTGTATTAACGCGGGCTGAAAACTACGATACCCCAGAAAATATAAATTCTTCCGGTGTCGTGCCAATTCTTTTTGGTACGCTCAATGCTGGAACAGGCTGGATAAATGCATCAGTAATTGTAACAGTTGGAGTTAGTCCCATTGTTTATATTCAATTCGGTGGTTTGACAGGAATTGTGTCAGGTGCTTTGGGCGGTACTGGAATCGCAAACACCGGTAAGACAATCACGATAGGTGGCAGCCTAAGCACTATAGGCGCATTCACATCAGACTTTACAATGACTGGTAATACTGCTGTGACTTTTCCAACGTCCGGTACGTTAGCTACCACGGCGAGCGCGTCAGGTATTGTAAATTCTGGACTGATTAATCAATTGACCTGGTATGCCGCCACTGGAACGACAGTAAGTGGCCTTGCAACAGCTAACAATGGATTGCTTGTAACGTCAGCCGCTGGGGTTCCTAGTATTGGGAATGCTATTTTGGCTAACATATCGATTAATAGCATTCAGGCAGGTAGGGGCACGTCAAATGTAGCTACCAATACTGTATTTGGTACCGCATCTGGTAACGCACTTACTGCCACATCAAACAGTAATGCATTCTTTGGTTACATCGCTGGAATCGTAGTTACAGATGGGATAGGAAATGCATTATTTGGATCTGTTTCTGGCGGCCATTTAACTACCGGTTCATTCAATACTTATGTAGGACGAAGTTCTGGTGAATCAGATGGCGCTTTAAACATAAATACAACAACCGCGGAGTCATGTACTTTTGTTGGATTTTCCTGTGGCTCAGGTAGCGCCGATGCAATTGGGTGTATTTCACTGGGAAGGCAAGCTAATTCAAATAAAGCAACCGGGACAACATCAGGAACCATTGGTCCCGGTATTGCAATAGGTTCTACGGCGTTCCCTGTTGGTGTTCGTGGCGACGGAACAGTTTATCCCGGAAGTATGTGGAGACCAAAGATAAACGGTTCTTTCTACATGGTTCCATTGCTTACTGATGGAGCGACAGCAACAGGAACTGGCAATCTTGTACTGGCTACATCGCCAACACTTGTCACGCCGGTGCTAGGGGTAGCTACTGGTACGAGTTTAACATTTACTAAGGTAAACGGCGCAGAAGCCGCAAATGCTGTGACGGCATCAGGTGGTGCAGGTATCATAACAACCTCAGCACTGACGACAGCCGCAGGTGGCACATATGTAATTACCTGGACAAACTCGTTAATCACTGCTACATCAATGATATCTTTAACTGTAAACGGCGGTACAAACACACGCTACACAACATTTAGTGTCGTGCCCGGAGCAGGTTCTGCAACACTAACAATCAATAATATAGACTTGATAAACGCGCTCAACGGCACAATATTAATTGGGTATCTTGTAGTTTAATCAGATACAATAAAATGCGCGTCTCGAGCGCGCACAACTTTATAATGGAGATACAACATGATAGAGCGTCTCGGTTCGGAAATACTATCTCTAATAGTTAAAGAAATAGCAGCGCAGACACCAGCTATTGCGGCGGCGATTGTTAAAGAGCTCAGCGATGTATCAGACACTATGTATAAATATATCGTTGCGTCTATCGAAGATGATAAGATTGACACGA